CAATAGAAATCGTAGATGATGAATGAGTTTTCAATTAGACAAGAAACAGCAAGTCAACGAAATCCTCAAATGTGGTAAAGACCCCGCTTACTTTCTTAAGACTTACGCCCGTATATCACATCCGATGCACGGGCTGATTTTATTTGATACATATGATTTCCAAGATGAACTGCTTAATGATTTTAACGATTATCGTTTTAACGTTATTCTGAAAGCCCGACAGCTTGGCATCTCTACCATCACTGCCGGCTACATTGTATGGCTTATGTTGTTTCACCGTGACAAAGCCATCCTCGTTATGGCAACCAAGTTTGCCACCGCCGGCAACCTCGTCAAAAAGGTTAAAGGTATCATGCGCAATGTGCCCGACTGGTTAAAGATCGCCACAATTAGTGTGGACAACCGCACATCTTTCGAGTTGTCCAATGGCTCCTCTATTAAAGCGGCGTCCACTTCCGGAGATGCCGGTCGTTCTGAAGCACTGTCTCTTTTGGTGCTCGACGAGGCCGCCCACATCGAAGGACTAGAAGAATTATGGACTGGTCTATATCCCACCCTATCTACAGGTGGTCGCTGCATTGCGTTGTCGACTCCTAATGGTGTAGGAAACTGGTTTCATAAAACTTGTATGGACTCGGAAGCCAGCACTAACAACTTTAATCTTACCACTCTTCCATGGGATGTGCATCCAGACCGTGATGAACAATGGTATAAGAAAGAAACCAAAAACATGTCCCGGCGCCAAATCGCCCAAGAGCTAGAATGTAATTTCAATACCTCTGGTGAAACAGTTATCGATCCGGAGTGCATGGAGTGGATGTTGTCCAACGTAAAAGAACCAAAATACCGCACTGGCTTTGATCGCAACTTCTGGATTTGGGAAGAATTTGATCCTACCTGCAATTATTTAATCGTCGTCGATGTTTCTCGCGGCGACGGCGCAGACTTTTCCACATTTCATGTTCTAAAATTAGAAACACTTGAAATCATTGGAGAATACCAAGGCAAGCTCACGCCTGATTTGTTCGCCAACATGCTAAACCAAGTGGGCCGAGAGTTCGGAAACGCAATGATGGTAGTAGAAAATAATAATATTGGCTATACAGTACTTGACAAACTGATAGAATACGGTTATCCTAATATATATTATTCTATTAAATCGACGCATGAATATATTGAACAGCACGAAGCTGAATATAAGAGCAGCGCGATTCCTGGCTTCACCACCTCCATGAAAACCCGCCCACTCATCGTGGCGAAATTAGAGGAGTTTGTCAGGAACAAACTAATTAAGGTGTATTCTGCACGTACTGTTAATGAAATGAAAACTTTTATTTGGAAAAATGGTAAAGCCCAAGCAATGAAAAGCTATAATGATGATCTCATTATGGCCTTGGCAATTGCGTGCTGGGTTCGTGACACCGCGATTCAATCGAATGCCCGAGATTTAAATTATAAGAAAGCTTTTGTAGACGCAATCATTACAACGAAGACCACGATGAACACTCGTGTGTCTGGACAACATGGCTATAAGAAAGACAATGTTCTTGACAAGATGACTGAAGCTCAAAAGATGTACGATCAATACAAATGGATTATTAAGTGAGATTATAAATGGCCGCCCCTAACAACAACCCCGCAAATAGCAATACCGGATTATTCAAAGCCCTCACTCGGCTTTTCTCCGGTCCAATCGTCAGCTACCGCTCCACATCGGGCCGGAAGATTCGACGACAACACCTCGACAAATTCAGTTCGCGCTTTAAGTCTGCGTCCGGACAACAGTTTAAGAAGACCCTTTACAACCCTCTTGACATTGTTGCCACCAACGCCATTCAAAACCAGCGCCGTTCTGAGCGTTATGTAGATTTCGATCAAATGGAGTACATGCCCGAGATCGCATCCACAATGGATATCTACGCCGACGAAATGACGACCTTCTCCGAACTGCGGCCCATGCTAAACATCAAGTGCCCCAACGAAGAAATCGAAGCGGTGCTAGCAGTCATGTTTGAGAACATTCTGAATCTTCAGTACAACCTTTTCGGTTGGGCCCGCACCATGTGCAAGTATGGCGATTTCTTCCTTTATCTCGATGTAGACGAGAAATACGGCGTTCAGTCAGTTATCGCGCTTCCTTCCCAAGAAATTGAAAGATTGGAAGGGAAAGACGCTACCAATCCCAACTATGTTCAATACCAGTGGAACTCCGCTGGAATTACTTTCGAGAACTGGCAAGTTGCCCATTTCCGCATCTTAGGAAATGATAAGTACTCTCCGTATGGCACATCAATTTTGGAGCCAGCACGACGCATCTGGCGCCAGCTAACGCTCATGGAAGACGCCATGATGGCATACCGTGTTATCCGCTCATCCGAACGCCGCGTGTTCAAGATTGACGTCGGTGGAATTCCCCCACAAGACGTGGAGCAGTTCATGCAGAAGACTGTCACCAACCTCAAGCGCCATTCTATCGTTGATCCCTCAACTGGCAAAGTCGACTTGCGCTACAATCCCATGAGCATCGAAGAAGACTACTTTATTCCCGTACGCCCCGGTTCTGCCACAGCCATCGAATCACTCGCCGGCGCATCTAACATCACAGAGATTGACGATATCAAGTATCTCCGTGACAAACTGTTCTCGGCATTGAAGGTGCCTCAATCCTACCTCACAATGGGCGAGGGCGGAGAAGAAGACAAGACCACGCTCGCACAGAAAGACATTCGCTTTGCAAGAACTATTCAGAGACTACAAAGAGTTATTATCGCAGAGCTTACAAAGATTGGCATTATCCATCTCTATACTCTAGGCTTCAGAGGCGACGACTTATTAAGCTTTAGCTTAACTCTGAACAACCCTTCCAAGATCTCCGAGCTTCAAGAGATTGAATTTTGGAAGTCCAAGTTCGACATCGCAGCTTCCGCTACCGAAGGCTACTTCTCACGCCGTTGGGTGACTGAGAAGATCTTTGGCATGTCTAATGAAGAATTCATGCGCAACCAGCGCGAAATGTACTATGACCGCAAGCACGACGCAGCCCTTCAGCAAGTGGCCGAAGCGGCGGCAGCCGAAGGCGCAGGTGGAATGGGCGGCGACTTAGGCGGTGACTTAGGTGGCGACTTAGGTGGTGGAGATCTCGATCTAGGAGGCACCGAAGCTGGTGGGCCTGAAGAGATGCCCGCCGCAGATGCTGGACCTCCTGAAGGAGGAGGGGGAGATGAATCAGCCCTTCTGGCAGTTCCCCCCGGCTCTAAGAATGAGCCGCGGCTCCACGGTGGACCCAACAGCAACAGTCCTTCGGTATATTACCCAAAGAAAGTGAATCGCCATCGCGCCGGGCGCCGTAAGGTCTCCAATCTGGCCAAAGGCGGAAGCGCCGCAGCCAGCGGACGCATGCGCAACGTGGTACCAGGATTGAGTGATCTGAACTCCTTATCAACCATGGATGGATTAGCAACAGGTGTTTATGAACAAGACGAGTCTACTTATAACAACGGCGAAATTTTAGAAGAGAAGAAATTGTTTCAAATAAATGAATCTGTTCGAGATCTTATCAATGGATTAGAACGAATTAAGCAAGAACCAGCGGAGAACGAAAGTGAAAACGAAGCATAACAAAAAAAGAAACACTGCTTTTGTGTATGAGGCGCTCCTCCGAGAGGCCACTGTCGCGATTTTAAGGAAAGATACCAAAAGACGCGATACCATATTAAACATTATCAAGAAGCATTTTAAACCAGGATCAGTATTGAGACGAGATTTAGAGTGCCATCGCTCTTTATACGAAAACCAAGGGCTCGATGCAGAAACATCGACGAAGATTTTGCGAGAAGCCAAAATGGCTAGCCGCTTGATTGATCCCGCAGGACTGTTTGCTCATCAGAGCCGGCTCATCAGCGACATCAATCGCGACTTAGAGCCTGCTGTTTTCAACACCTTTGTTCCAAATTACAAGACCCTAGCATCCATTGCGCAAATCTTCTCACAGAAAGCCGCTCCCAAGGATCACGTCTTGTTAGAGAACGAGGTCATCAGCAAGATGACCGAAAACGCGGAAGTTACTCAACCTTCCCCAGATATTGACAATGTGGTAATTCGAGCTTTCACCAAAAAGTTTAATAACAAATACGAAACCGAACTTTTGGACGAACAGAAAGAACTCTTGACACATTACATCTCGTCATTTGCCGATAACGCTTTAGAGCTTAAGACTTTTCTGAATGAGGAAATCTCTCGTCTTAAAAGCCAATTAGAAGCGGCCAAGAAAATTGACGAGATCAAAAATGATGATCAAATGCTGGAAAAGACCAGCACTGTTATCGACCGCTTAAACGAATTCGCTCAATGTGCGATTGACGACGACACTCTTCTGACAATCATGAAGACCCAAAGCTTAGTAAAGGAAATTGCCACCGATGTCAGTAACGATTAAAGTTGGCGACGGCACTCCCGAAGGCGCAACCGTTCGCCTGGAGCTTGATGTTCGCAAGAGCATGAACGGTGACTTGATGATTTTTGATCACGGAGACATCGACATCGTGCTCTCCACCAAAAACAACAAAATTACAGCGTTTCCTAAAGAGACGATGAACGATATGGTTTACGGCGCTCAAAACCGCCTGTTTGCAATGCTACGCAAGAAGGGTATAGTAATGGCTGACTCAATCCAAGGAGGCGCCTTTTACGGAGCCTTTGAAGCGCTGATGGAAGAAGCCTCGGCAGAGAATCTTAGCACCGCTAAAATGGCGCTCATCAACATCTCTAACTTTATTGATGAAGAGCGCCCATACTTTGAGTCCACAGAGGCCATTATTTCAATGACCGACGACGAACTGATCCATCCGGACAAAGCAGACTCCACAGAGCTTGGTGAGGTCCCACAAGAAGTCGAACAAGGCTCCATTCGGCCGGGATATATCAGGGATCCCTATTCACTGAATTACCTGTATACCATTTAGGAAATCCTTATGTCTGAGATGAAATTGATAATAGAGAACTGGCGACAGTATGAATCTAGAGAAAAACTCTTGTCGCGGTCGGATTATATTACAGGGGTATTGGGGGTACAAATCCCTCTATCAGAAGATGGAAACACTCTTCAGTCTTATTCTCCCGAATTAATTGAAGAGATTTTAAAAGAACAGCAATTAATTGAACAGTGGTGGGGTGGCGAAGATGTTCTCCTTGAGGGTCCAATTGGAGACTGGTGGGAGGGCACCAAAGAAAAAATCGCGACTTATCCCGAAACGATGAAGATGCTTTATGTGGCTACTACCGATTCCACTAAGCTTCATTCATTTACGAAAGCCATGAACCGGCGTGGGATGGCAATCAAAGAAAAGATAATAAAATTCATTGATTTCCTTATTGCGAAGGCAAGCGGCATTCAAAACTCTATTATGCAAAAATTGGCACAATGGGCCACATCAATCAAAAACGTCATAAACAGAGGACTTGAATGGCTGAACAGCATTACGAAGCCTTGGATGAAAGCTCTTGGTCTTGTAGCAATAAGTGTTGGTCTACAATTTGCTTGGAGCAAGATCGCCGACTTCGCTCAAGAATTCTTTGGATGTGGCGGAGAGGACGAAGAAGGTCCAGCAGGGGCAGTACCCGA